TGCGCCGTGGTTGTCAAGTTCAACTGTTTGCATGATAGTTAGCCTCAATTTCTTTGTTAAATTCTTGGCAAAGGTAGTTGTGCATAAACATGGCGCACATCATTCCATTGTCCTTGTGAATACGTAGTAGGTCTTCTAGGTTGCCTTGCGTTGTTGGCGTGTAGAAGAAGTTTACTGGTTGAAACTTTGTCATTATTTTATCTCCCTCTCTCTGCGTAAAGCTCGTTAATCATATCTTCAAATTCATAGTTGTAAGCCCAAGGCGCGTTTGGACCAGCGAAGTTGCTATTTGCGTTGTTTATCTTCTCAAGTACGTCTTCTAATGCTGTGAGGTAGGGGTCATCGTCATCATTCATTTAAAGGAACCTCTCTCAATCATCATGTTCAGACGGTCTGTTTCTAAATAGCCATTAAACAAGATAACTGGTTTCTCGCCCTTTTCCTTTTTAATTTGAGCACAACCAAAACGTGCTACCTTGTTAAACTCCGACCATTTGTCTACGTCCCCGTTGTAGCCTGTGCCACCCTTGTGACCCCATAGTACGTGAGTTTCGTTTTTGATGTGGCCGTTATTGTAAACTCGCCAAATTCTTACGGTACCTTTCGCACTAATCATAGTGACGTCCTCCAACAACCAGAATGGTAGAACTCTCCACCTTCATTGTGATATTTTTCATAAATGCTCTTCAAACCTTTCTTGTTTGGGTGTTTCCGAACCCACATACCTGTTGCGGGTTCGAAATGTTTCTTAAAGAAGTTGTCCAGCTTGATTTTCCCTGTCTTTACTTCGGGTAGAATGAGGTACGAGATACGATCAAACTCTGCATCAGACATGATTGAGGTATTTTCATACTCGTAGGCGTAGGCTGCAACTGAGAGGCGTATACGATTGCGGATCTCCTCGTTGTATTCAACTTTAAAGAGGGAAAGTTGTTGCGCATTGTTTACCACCGGATAATTTGTGCGTTGGCGTAGGGGCTACGATGATCAAGTTTGTAGCCAAGAGCCTTAAGCTCTGACTCTTCCTCTTTAGTAAGGTAGTAGGTTACTGCGGCACTTGTAAACCCCTCGTAGGTGCGCTGTTCAATTTTCTTTTTGATGTTTACCTTGCGTGAATCTGCAGTAAGCTCCCTTGCCGTAGAAGCCTTAATAAGTCCGTACATCATAGTGTGTTCTCCTTTAGTGAACGTCGTAGTAGTCTATACCAATATTGCAGTCTCCACAAGTCATAATGTTTACGCCAACTTGCTTAGGTGCGTCCTCAAAGGCTTTCATAATAATTGTCTTAGCTAGTTCAGCTTGGGACTCAATGACCTCGTAGGTAACTTCATCGTGGTAGAACAGTAGGATTTTGGCATCAATGTTTTGTAGCTTGAACTGCCTTTCAATCTCAAGAATAGTCAGCTTCATCACAACAGCCTCAGCACCCTGAATAAGGTAGTTAAGGGCTTTGTGGGTTGTTTCACAGTAGATTGGGCGTCCGTCAAGTCCGATAATGAAACCGTTTACTTCGACTTCAGCCTTAGTCTCTTTGATAAGTTTGTCAAGCTTAGGATAAGCCTTCTGGAACTCTGCCTTGAGCTTGGTACCGATCTTCTCAGAGACACCAAGGATAGAAGCTAGCTTAGCACCACCAGCGCCATACAAGAAGGCAAAGATGAAGGGCTTAGCATCAGCACGAGAGATCTCAACTCCAACAATCTTTGAGAGAATGTCAGCGTTCTTTTGGTGAATGTCACCTTCCAGAACCTCTTTCATAAACTCAGGATCGTTCATAAAGTAGGCAAGAAGCCGTAGCTGACAGGCAGCAGAGTCAGCGGAGACTAGACGTGTCCCCTCTGGTGTTATGAACAGGCTTCTGAACTCCCTACCTAGTGTAGCCCGACCTCCGGGTAGGTTAGCAATAATTTTATGGGTCTGCCTAAACGTAGGGGTACCAATGTTGAACACATCACCGTGGAGGCGACCCTCTTCATCAATGTGGTCAAACCAACCGTTGATGATAGAGTTTCGGGAACGTAGGGTGTAGTACTCCATAAGAGCCTTACCCATTTCCCCAAGAGGTCTAAGGGAAGTGTCAGAGAGTTTGGCAGAGACCTTTACAAAGGCTCCGTTGATCCTCTTCCAGTTCCACTCGTCCGGTTTCCAACCGATTGAGCCGAGGTGACGCTTAACCGTATCAGTGTTGCCAATATCACCAGCAGTAAACTCAACCCTGCAAAAACCCAAAGACTCCCGAAAGAAAGGGCTAGTATCAACAGTGGTGTCATCAGGAAGGCCAAACCAATTGATAAGGTGTCTGTTAAGCTTTCCTGCTTTCGTGTAAGTCGGCGTCTTGACTTGACCATAGCGTTTTCCTGTAGTAGGTTCATTGTCTATTGTTGTATCTGCATCAACAACTTTGACAGTTGCGGGTAAAAATGGGTTAACGTAGTCCTCAATCTCCTTGAGCTTCTTACCGATAGTTACTTGGAGTTCTACTGCCCCTTCGCGGTCAAACAACCAACCATTCTCAGACTGCTTGGCCATAACGTAGTCCATGTCAATCTCTGTTGTCAGAGCGTTAACCATAGACGGATTACGGGTTTTCCTGATAAAGGCGTTTAGTTCCTTACGTAGGTAAACGTAGACCTTAGCGCCCAAGCGAACGTCTTGCTTCATGTACTCAAACATGTCTTCACTAAACGTATCAAAACCGCCTGTGTAGTCGCCCTTGTAGAAGGTACCGATAAGTTTACGGAGTTCTTCTGCTAGGACTTTGTTACCCATCCGGATTGCTCTGCCCAGAGCCTTTCTGTTCTCGTCTTCAAAGAACTGGCCCCACTTTGCCAAGGAGTGTCCGAAGCCAAACCTGTTAAAGTCTAGAACTTGCGACATTACCTTTGTACACTTTACGTTTGCTTTTGGTATCCAGACGTAGTTAAGGAGTAGCAAGGCAAGCTTCTGTAAAGCAGGGACATCGTAGCCATTAGCGTTGTGAGCAATAATGTTGTCCGCGCTGTCTAGGAAGTCTAAGAACTCCCTAAACTGGTGTGCGCGGAACCAATATTCTTCCCCTGTGTCAATGTCAGTAGCACCAGCACAGTGAAACTTTGTGACGTTCCGAAGAAGGTCGTTGTTCTCTGTGTCAAATACTAAGTTCATTAACCAGCCACCTTAAATTCAGAGGCATCATAAACCTTACTTTCATCCCTATCAAATGTGAGAGATACACCACCACCGTCGATAGTAAATACACCTGTAACCTTGTTGAAATGCTGGCCAGTCTCAATAACTACTTTACCATCTTTACGCCGAACAAGGTCCCCACAAGCAAAACTACTAAAGTTATTAGGGAACTCACCACGAGGTTTCTCTTTACGAATACCTCGCTTGAACTCAATCTCTTCAACAAGGCGGTTACCATACCAAGCAATCTTAGTTGCATCTTGTAGCTCGTCATCCTTCCCTCCTAAACGGAAAGAATACTTAAACACCTGACCAAGGACGTGAGCAATAACGCCTGTATGTCGTGACAGGGCGTACCGCATGATGTCCATGTACTCCATCCCCTTGTGAAGGAACAGTTGCATCACTTCTATACCAAGAATCTTATAGTGCTTCGGATTGATGACTAGATCTTTCTCTTCATCAGTTAGGGCGCTGAAGTCACCGTGGAATTTGTTATCTGTCTTCATTTAGTTTCCTTTTATTGTTGTGGGTAAAGCCACTCGTGGACTTCTACCTCGTCAGGTACAAAGGTCATATCACAGTCGGATACGTTATACCTCCTTTGGCAAGATGACTCATAGCCGTGTAGAATAACACCAAAAAGTATGATACCTACAAGGAAGCCCCTAACGTAGAAGCCGGGGATATCTGCTTCGTGTACTTTGATCATTATGACATTGCTCCACAAAATGCGCAAGGGTGGCTTTCACCATCCTCTGTTTCTGGCCCTTGGTCGTTACACCAACAGCAGGGTTCATCATGGTATTCTTCTTCTGTGTCATCCTTTTCCATTTAGCTCGCTTTCATTTCCTGAACCGCTGCCTTCAGTGCGGCCTTGTTTGGGTAGCCGTAAAGTTGAGCTGCCATTTGTTCTGCTTCAAAACGGCTTTTCCCCGCATCGTACTCAAGGATAGCAGCCCGTTCTTCATACAGGTCGTCTAGCCGTTGTCCGTTAGCTTTATCATAGTTTGCTGACATTTTCTAGGATCCTTTTAATGGCCTGAAGGTCTAACTCAACACCGTTGACTTTAAGGACTAAGTTGATAGAGATTTCGTGAGAGTCTTTCTTTTGGGTAGGTCGGTTTACTAGCTCCCAAGTCCCGTGGTTACCTTCTCGGTCAAAGTCCATACCTTTGTGGTTTAGGCAAGGTGTGCCGTACCTATCTCCTGAAAGGGTGACAGTTTCACCGAGGTTTACCTTGTAGAGGTAACAAGTAGTCTTCAATGGCATGCTGTCACCCAAAGCCGGACCAATCAACCGAATCTTGTCTCCGGGTTTGAAGCCGAGTGTTTTGAAAGTTTGCATGTCTTTAGTTTTGGTCGTCATCAGACGCGCCCCCTTTGATTTCATTCCAGATACGCCGATCTTTAAAGCAGTTATGACCCTCTGGTCGTAGCTTTTCTTCAAGAGCGTAAGCTTGTTCTTTAGTCAGGCCAGTTTTAATAGCCTTGATTGCGATCGCTCCTTCACCGAGTTGTTCAAACATCTGGATCACTTTACGACGGCGGT